TAGGAAAGACTCCTCGGCAGCCGCGCCTAGAGCTGGGCTAGGCTTTGGAACCTCGGTAGGCTTAATGGTCTCAGTAGGCTTGAGCGCCTCGGCTGGCTTTACGCCTGGACCTTCTTTTGGTAGGTTGAGCTTTTGACGCTCTGCATCGGATATAAACTCTCCGCCGCCCCTTCCCTTCTCGGTGTCGACCCAACGTCCAGCCTTTTCTTTGAACTGGTATCTCTCGGGTACGCCTTCTGTCTCCGCTGGAGCTGCACCCTTACCTTTTCTAAGAGACTTCAGTCCCTTATATGCTGCCCCGCCGGCTGCTCCCAGTCCAAGACTTTCAAGGATGTCATCGAGGATTCCTCCTCCACCGCTTTCTTTACCTGCATTCTCTACTCCCTCAGATCCACCCTTCCTGCCTCCCTTGAGACTGGCATTGGCTTCGTTTCTAGCTAGGTTCTCAATACCGTACTTGATGTCGTCGAGCACGTCGACTACTTCGCCGAGCTTAGTCACCTGCTGACGGGAGACCTGTAAGTTCTGTCGCATCACTCGATTCGTGTCGAGAGCGATCTCTTTCATTCCTGCATTTACTGGGGGACTTCCCACTCCACCAGTAGTCGTGCCTGAACCTCCGACCGGAGCTGACTTGACTTTCTGTGAGCCGCCGTCGCCTCCACTTTCTTCTCCGGTCATGTTCTTATAGACGCCTTGAGCTTTTCCGACGTTGTCTCCGCCAAAGATATACTTGGCAGCTTCTAGTCCTGCAAGCCTAAGTCCTGCTCCGAGTATTCCAGCCATCTTTAGTTATTCCCTAATGCTGCTATCTTTTCCTGTCCGCGGGTCCAGGCAGAGATGCCTAGGATGCCGCCGAAGGCGAGGTGGATGAGACCGCCATTTGATAGGGTAAGTGGAATCCACGGCGTGTAGCCGATGGCGACTCCGAAACCCTTCTCTATCACGGGAAGAAACATTGTGAGGGCGGGAAATATTATGAAGTCAAATGCGCAGATGGCCATGTAAAGAAACGCCATAGACGGGCGCCAGTAAGACTTCATCCAAGGTTCTTCTTGGGTCTTTAGCTGGGTGTCTACGATCTTGCTCTCGACCGCGACCTGCGCTAGACCGACTGACGCCTCGGCCTTAGCGTTAGTAGCCATGCTCTCGGCTACTATGTTTGGATTAGCAGTGACGATGACGGGTGCGACTACTTGCTGAGAAACCACCGACGAAGTTGCCGGTGGTTCATCCCAGTTGTCGTTGAACTTAGCCATTTGCTAGTCTCTGCTTATCTTCTAGTTCTTTCAAGTACTGAATCAGCATCTCCACATAGATGTCTCGTTCAAAGACGATCAAATTCTCAACTTCACTGATAGGATATTTATGGTACTGAGTCAGAGAGAATATAGTCTTGTAGTAGTTCTCAAGGGTGTTGTGACTCAGGCAAACGTAAAAAAATCAGTTAACGTTGTCAAGTTGATGGTCTTCTCCGTACCTAGCTTGTTCTTATATGTGATGACGTGCTTGATATAGGGAGTAGTCGACAGGAAGTCCTTGATCTTCTCAAAGGTCTTGACGTCTAGAGACTGGACGAACTCGACGAGCTCTTCTTTGGTCGACAGAGAGGCATCGGTGACGTCGTCTCCGTCGTACACCTTGTCGATGCATCCGGCTACCAAGTCTTCAAAGTTTGCAGCCTCGTTTCCGAATACCTTGTCGTCGTCGTACACGCGACCGTTTGGATAGTTCAGAGTGAAGCCGATCTGGTCGTTTACCTTGATGACGTTCGACGGCGCATCTTCTGGGAACTCTACCTCGATCGTGTCGAGAGGGATGTCAAAGTCGTAGACCTCATTGTCGTCTAGGTCTCTGTACGACACCTTAGACACGTTGTTGATCGACGCTGCCCTGATCTTGATGAACAGGTACTCGATGTCGAAGATTGGGGTCTTGTCGATGTTGAAGTCCTTGCTGAGTACGCAGTTGTTTACGACCTGCTTGACTGACTTGAAGATGTCAGCCTGCGACTCGGCCTGCTTGGCCATGAGAAGGATCTTCTCGTCTTTTACTAGCATCTGTCTAAACTCGATCTTCTTCTTAGTCGAGGGGACGATGCAGTCCATAATAGGGTATTCAATCTTAGGCAATGCCATTATATCGCTCCACAGTTGTTATTAGATTCTTCCGCCCGGTCCACTGTTATTTGTGACTATGTCTGGACTGACGACAGGCTTTGTTTGATAGTTATTCTTGTCTATGTATAGCTCGTCTACGTACCAGTTCTTGTAGGCGAACGTGACTGGTATTCTCATGATAGTATTGTTGTCTGACCAGCTGAGGTTTAGATCGTTGACGAAGATAGGGTAGCAGTCGATGAGGAACACCTTGTGTGTGACTACGCCTGCTTGATTGTATATCTCGATGTTCATGTCTACGGCGTAGTCGCTCTTGTAGCCGAGCTCATATGGACCCTGTGATGGCAGGAGACCGGTTGCGTCGAATAGGTCTCCAGTCCTATTATCGTAGTTCATTATGATCTTCATCCATGCCTGGAAGAATCTCAAGATCACCCCTTCGGCGTCTGAGTGTACTGACGTAGTCAAATCAGCGAACGTCAGACCATAGGGTCTCTTTTGGACGATGCCGTAGCCGTACCTGAACACGTCGCTGGTATTTAGCTGGATTCCAGGAAGGTTAGATGACTCGATAAAGAACTGAAGTCCGCTGGTGAGTTCATGGAAATCGTTTATAGCCTGTGAGTTTGACATACCAGCTGGAAGTCGTGGGATGTTCACGAGGAACCTGTTGTTAGTCAGGTACCCTTTACCGTTGATCGTTCCTAAGAAGTTATTGAGTGCTATTGCCATTATCGTCCAACCATCTTTGATGATGCTCCCTGTACGGTTGTCTTGGATGCACCCACAAATCTCTCGGTAGGGAGCATGAGTGCCATGTCCCACTCTTTTGGACTTATGTACATAAACTTAGACCTTACTTGACTGTTTAAGTATCTCTTGACGCAGGGCTCAAACAGCTTGAACCTGCTCGACCCCTTTAGTATCTTGTAAGACGCTATGAGTCTGGTGGTCTCGTTGTTCTTATCGTTGTTGATGAGGGCATATAGTGAGTCCATCAGCTTTGCCCTGAGTAGGGGCGGAAGGTAGTGGAGGTTGATTCCGAGAAACCCATCGTTGTAGATCTCTATCGGGAATATAAGCGGATACCTATCCCAGTACGGGAGAGTAGACTTACCCTTGGCCTCGTAGAAGAACGAGTACATCTTCCCGATTGAGCGGGCATTGATGTTGGGTTCTAGTCGGAAAGGCTGGTCGGACTGAAGCCTGTTGACGTTTACACTCGTTACGTTCTGTGCTACGTTTCGAAACCAACTTCTTGCGTCTGCTGCATTCTTGACGGAGTCTATTCCGATCATCGAAGCCTGCTTCGCTATATTCTGAAAGATATAGGCCATTAGTCGTCCTAGAAGTTAAATGTTGAGCTCGCGCTCTGTGAATATCTTAAACTTCCAGCCTCGGTCTTCGCAGTAGTCTTCCGCGGCCTTCCACTTCGAACTATTTATTCCCCAAGTCATAACCTCGTTTATGTACTTCTTGGTTACCTTGGTCTGCTTCTTAGGCTCTCTGGTCTGGGCTGCGGGCTTTACCTCGATAACTAGGATCTCGACCTTGCCGTCTGCGCCCTTCCTCTTTACATAGAAGTCTGGGAAGTATCTATGGACTCGACCGTCGACCGGACTCCTGTAGGGAATGAAGAACTCTTCTGAGCTCCACTCAATCACGTCTCTGTGTTGGTCAAGCCACATCATTAGCTTGAGCTCCCAGCTTGACCTATAAATAATGTTAGATGGATCTCCGCGGTACTTCGACGGATTCCTTGGTTTGAAGTATCCTTTGTAGGCCATAACCCTATTTATCCGAGAGACATATGCCAGAGCACGACGCATTAAGCCAAGCAGCAAACAATATAACCAGTCCAGTAGATCCAGCTGTAGCAGCGAGACAGAGCGCGCGTAATCAGGGACCTAACTATACTTCTGCTCGCTCGGTCCTCTCTTCTAAGAATCCAGATATCGTGATCAACGGAAGCAAGAACCCAACGGCTTCTACTCTTAGATACCCTACGGATCTCGGCAAGTACTACATCACTTTCACGTTCAGCAAGTATCAGAGACCGAGTCAGTTCGCGCCTCTCAAGTTCTTACCAGCCGGCGCTACCTTAGCTCTTCCTGTTCCAGCAAACTTAGTCGACAGCTACAGCCTCACTTACTCTACACAGTCCAGCGGACCTACAGCTGACATTTTGACCGCAGCTGGCCGAGGAGTTCCTAACCAGTCAGAGACGAGTCAGACGTCAGGCTCTACTAACCCAGTAGATCTAGCTACAGACGCACTAGGCGCATTTGCAGCTAAAGCCCTAAGCGGAATTGGTGGGCAGGCATTATTGCAGAACGCCGGCATCGCTTCTAACCCGTTTCTTACAGTCCTCTTCCAGCAAGTCGAGTTCAAGACCCATTCGTTCAAGTGGAAGTTCATGCCTGAGACTTTTCAGGAATCAAAAGACCTTAAAGACATCATCGACCAGTTCAGGAAGTCGAGTCTTCCAGGATTTACGGGATCGGTGTTTACAGTTCCAGACATCGTGGTCCCTAAGCTCTATCCAAACGAAGCATTTCTATATGAGTTCAAGCCGTGCGTAGTGAAGAGCATCTCGTTCAACTACGCGCCAAACACGCCTTCGTTCTTTGCTTCGTCGAACGCGCCTACCGGAATTGAGTTCTCAGTCGAACTCCAAGAGATCGAGATCTGGACACAGGACAACATTAATAACAACAGCGCAGTCAATGCGACTAATGCTAATTATCTTCAGACAAAAGCTGCTGCGGAAGAAGCCGCAGCTAAAGCGGCTCAAGATTATTCTACAACTTACACTACTCAGGGATCATAAATGACTGAGAGATACTTCGAGAAGTTTCAGACGATCAACTACAACGGCTTCAGGGCTCTCAACCTCCTGAGTCGAGTTGTCGTTTCTAGGAACACGACCAATAACCCGTTCAACTTCTACGACTACGAGGTGCAGGATGGTCAGCGTCCGGACTACATTGCGTACAAGTACTATGACGATACTTTTGCTAGCTGGATCATCTATCTCGGCAACAACATCATCGACCCATACTATGGGTGGAAGCTTGACTGGGACACGTTCAATCAGTTCATCATCGATACCTACGGCAGTATCAGCGCGGCTACGAGCAAGATAGCCTTCTATAGAGTCAACTGGTACGAGGACGAGTCAACCATCAGCGTCGATGCTTTTAATAACTTACCGGCCTACAGCAATATAAACACGGCGCTCAACGTCGATCTTAGAAAATACTGGATGCCGGTATACAATGACAACGGCGTAGTTCAATTCTACACTAGAAAGCCAATTGACTGGATGGTCGAGACAAACTCTATAGTCAACATGAATACCGCTAACAGCACAGTCTTTACTAACGGTGAAGTAGTTAAGTTTTACTCAGACCAGAGGCTCGGCAACCTGATAGGTTCATCTGAGGTGACGTTCTCAAATACTTCAGTTACAGTCCTCAAGAACAACCAGGGATTTGCTAACTCGACGACGTATGCTCTCGGCACCACCTCGAACTTAGTAGATACCGTCACAACTTATACCTACGTAGCCAACTCTATCCCGAACAACGGTGAGCAGGTCTACTGGTCTCCGGTCTCATGCTTCGACTATGAACTCGAGAAGAACTCTAACTTGACTAACATCAAGATCATCAACTCAGGACTCTATAACGATGCTGTCAACATGCTGAAGACGGAGCTGGCATAACATGGCAGCAGTCAATCCAGGTGAAGTAGAGATCAAGACGATAAGTCTCCATACGCCAAAGGGTACTCTCAACGCTACTGAGTTGACCCTCAGCTTCGACGTCTACGAGAGCATCTTCATGCCTGGAATTATAGCCGAGCTGATCATCAGGGATGACGGATCGCTGGCAAACTACCTCCCTCTCGTCGGCGAAGAGAAGGTGAACCTTGAGTTCTCTACTCCTGGACGCGGCACTGCAAAGTACGAGTTGATCGTAGTAGAGATGAAGGACGGCGAGACCGAGAAGAACTTAAGGACAAAGAACTACGTCCTCAGATGTACTTCTCCTGAAGTGTACAGTCACAAGACGTCTATCATTCAGAAGTCATACAACACAAACATCTCTAGCATGATCAATGACATCTGTACAAAGTACCTTAAGACCAAGAAGAGTGTCGACATCGAGGACACCAAGGGTATTCAGCCGATCATCGTCCCAAGCATGAAGCCGTTCGAGGCCATCGACATGCTCAGGCGCAGGAGCGTCTCTGATAACAACAAGTCATCTACTTACTTGTTCTTTGAGAATCAGAACGGATTCAACTTCAAGACTATCGAGAAGCTGTTCACGGATGGCGATGTGGGCGACAGGGTGTTCACTAACGATCATACGCCAAAGACCGACTATACTCAGACAGGCTACAGGAACGTCTTGTCTTTCAATCAACCGAAGCAGTACGACAGCGCGTCTAAGCTCGGCGGAGGTGGACTCAACGTTCAGACTAAGGTGCTCGACTTCAAAGACCTAAGCTACAAGAAGACAGACAACAAGAACACCGACAACAGTAAGTTCAAGAACGCAGACGGTAAGTTCAGCCTGACCAACAGCAGTGAGTTCAACGATGAGTTCTCAAAGACTGCCGGCCTCCACACCATGATGCCTACTGACGGATCGAAGCCAAAGACCTTTATTCCAGACTCAACGGCAGACCAGAAGTCGTTTGTCTCTCAGCTAGCGCAGGGAGCGCTTCACCTTCAGGTCATGGGCGACTCGGAGATAACTGCCGGTGTATTGATACAGAGTAACTTGACTGGACCATCTACTGCTAACCAGCCTGGAGAAGATAAGCTACTGTCCGGTAAGTATCTCGTAGCGTCGGTGAGACACATCATCGGCGTCGAGGGTAGGAAGCCTAGATATACTTGTGCGATCGAAGCACTCAAGGGTGGATATAAGGAGAATCCAGTATGACCGAAAGAGATATGGGAAGCAGCTTCCAATGGTTCTTTGGTAAAGTCGTGAATAGAAAAGATGACCCTACTAAGTCTGGAAAAATTCAAGTCAGGATCTACGGCATCCACGACAACGAGTCAGACATCCCAGACACCGACCTTCCTTGGGCATATCCTATGATGCCCATCACGAGCGCTAGCTTCGAGCATGTTGGACAGAGCCCTACGGGAGTCACCGAGGGTGCTACGGTGTTTGGGTTCTTTGTTGATCATGAGAAACAGATCCCAGTAGTAATGGGAACTATTCATAGGTCAGCTCTTCCGGATCCAAACGGAGAGTCGACAGGAACTACGGTAAACCCATAAGGTAGAATATAATGGATCTAGTCAACGACATCAGCTTTATAGCTCGTGAATCAGATAAGATAAAGAACTTCGACAGAAGCATCATCGACGTTGCTGGAGAGGGCATCTTGTCTGGACACCTCCCGACTGTCGGCAACGTGCCCTTCAACAGCGGTGAGAAGCTCCTAGCACTAATGCAGAGAGTGGATCCGTGTAACTCTTCTGGTGCGATCTCGGCTGCACTCAACGCGATGCACTCTATACAGAGTCTGATGAGCGCACTCTCATCCGTTGCGTCGATGGCGTCTATCGAGGACTTCCTCACTTCAGGCATAGCCGACGCGCTAAACGGAATTGCCGGCGGTCTCATGGGTGCAGCCTCATCTGTGCTCTCGTCCCTTCAAGACGCAGCTTCTCTACTCTCGGGAATCCAGCACGTTCTGTCCGATGCAGCAGGGACAGTAGCCGGCCTAGTAAACGAGCTCTCTACCTCCATCAGCTCGATCGCTGGTCTCATGAACGGTCTTGCACAAGCTGCCGAGGGAGCCCTGCTCGCGGCGCTCTGTGCCGCTCCTTGCGGCGACAGCATCGGCGGCGGTGGTTCACTGTCCCCTCTAGCGGCCCTAGCTGCCCTCGCTGGAATGTCTCTATCCGATCTAGCTGGGATCGTCGAGATCCCTCTACTCATCGAAGAGATAGCAAACGCAGCTGCATACCTTCGTACCAATGGTCAGCTTAACGGGTTCTCACAAGAGTGTCTGAGACGCCTCACCGACAGACTCATGGGCAACTTTAACCCATGCGGTCTCCTCGGCGCGCTCATCGGCGCGATCACTGCGATGACCGGTCAAGACGCCTTCGTAGGAGATCCAAACAACCCCGACGGTATCAAGATGCCTTCAGGAACCGGTGCGTTCAGCTTCATGATGACTATAATGAACATGATCAAGAAGATCAGGTCTATCCTCAGCAGCGCCCTTGGAGCACTCGACGCGATCACGGCTCTCGATGAGGCACTCTCCTGCTCAGGCTATACTCCATTCACACAGCGTGACTACACTCCTCCAGTATATCTCAGCAACAACTACGTACCTAAGGGTGTGAACGGTGGCCCTGGTGGTTCAGGCGGAGACGTCGGAGGCGGCGGTGGATTCGACAACGTCAATGCAACGATCAACGTCGCCGTTTCTAGCATTTCCAACACTTCTGGTTCGGTACTCAACCCATATCATACGTCAGACAACTTCATCTTGGCAAACAACGTCCCTAGAAATATGGAAGTGATCGTCAAAGAAAACTCAGTTGTTACACCTCTCGACACTTCTCAGTTTAACAACAGTCAAGGCGTAATCCCAGTTCAGGTTACCTCTAACAGCGTCGGCGTCGTCGACACGCTTCAGTTTGGAACTAACATCCTCTTTACAAATATCCCGAGGAAGACTAAGTAATGGCCGACACTAGACACCCAAAGACTACCTACAAAGCACAGTATCCATTTAATAAGACGTTCACTACTGAGAGCGGACACTCGACTGAGTACGACGACACTCCAGGACACGAGAGGATAAGACACTCTCACAAGTCTGGGACCTACTGGGAGATATCTCCCGACGGCAAGAAAGTCGAGCTCGTAAGGGGTGACAAGTACGAGTACGTCAAGGGTGGCTTGACCATCTCGGTCGACAACAACGGCGATATCAAGATCACTGGACACACTAGGATCTCGATCGGAGGCGACGCCCACCTCGAAGTAAAGGGTGACGTCTCGGCAGTGGTCGGCGGTAGCCTTATGACCGACGTCAGCGGTAGCATGGTAGCACACGTATCTAGGGACTCGTATCAGTCAGTAGACGGCAACGCGTTGACCATGGTTACTGGAAACATGAACGCGATGGTCAAGGGCGACATGGCTTCTTCGGTCTTGGGCACCCTAAGATCATACGTCGGCGGAGACTCGATCACTCAAGTAAACGGCAAGACCAACATCAGGTCTAAGGGCGAGGTAAACATCTTGGCCGAGAGCAACGTTAGCGCTAGGATCTTGGGAAACCTCTCAGCAAAGGTCAACGGAGACGCGAACGTCCAGATATTCGGTACTACCAGCGTATACAGCAAGGGTGACATGAACATCAGCACGGACGCTAACATGAACATAACTTCAAAGGGTCCTATGGTCCTCAAGGGTCAGACCATCGATCTGAACCCATAAATACTTTAATAAAGAGGGAGAGTAATGGGTCAGCCTATAGCCAGAAAGAGCAGCACAGACACCGTGGCGTCTCCAGACGGCTCTGGTATCTGCTGTGTAGATCCGACTACTCAGTCGACCGACGTCGGCTCTTCAGACGTCCGTGCCAACGGTATTGGAGTAGTTCGTCAAGATGACGCGATGATTGCCCACACGTTTCCTGGACCATGCTGCGCAATCCATGCCCCGGCTCTCAGTACCTTCTCATCTACTGTTCGAATCAATGGAAAGTGGGCAGGGCGTCAAGGCGACTTCTACGGTGGAGATCATAAGATCTCTTCTGGATCTTCTAACGTTAGGTGCGGATAATGATCAACAACAGAGCTAGCAAGATCACTTCATTCTCGAAGAGAGACGTTAGGTTCGCTGACTTTCTTACGAACTTCGATCTCAATCCGATAACCGACGAGCTCTCTCGAGTAACCAACGAGGAAGCGGTCAAGATGTCGATCAGGAACTTGATCCTCACCAATCCAGGTGAGAGACCATATGAGCCTACTATTGGAGCCGGTATCAAGAAGATCTTGTTTGAGCCTATGGACGACATCACAGCGATAGCCTTGACTAACGAGATCACTACTACCATCAAGAACTACGAGCCGAGAGCGAGTCTTGAAGACGTATCGATCACTGCAAACGAGATCGATCAATCATACTATGTGAACATCTTGTTCTCCATGATAAATAGCACGCAAGTCTCTCAGATGAGCTTCGTTCTCAACAAAGTAAGATAAAAATGGCAGCAAACTCATCAATAGATCTTACCACGCTCGATACAGACTTGATCGCGAGTAGTCTCAAGACCTACCTCAATAGTCAAGAAGTATTCAAGGACTATAACTTCGACGGTTCAAACCTCGGTGTCTTGATCAACCTGCTCTCATACAATACGTTCCTCAACTCTTTCTACCTTAACATGATCGCCTCTGAGTCGTTTCTAGATACGGCACAGCTGGACACGAGCACGTACTCTCATGCTAAGGAACTCAACTACACCCCAAAGAGCGCGACGTCTGCCAAGGCTACGGTTACGATCCAGTTCTCTACCTCTAACGTCTCGACCATCATCCTTCCTAAGGGAACCGGATTTACTGCAAAGGTCGGCACGAACAGCTACAGCTTCTATACGGACACCACTCAGGTATTCCACTCAAGCAACAATACCTGGACCATCCCAAACATCGACATCTATGAGGGGTCGTATGTAACCGATACCTTCGTGATGAACTACGCCGACACCAATCAGAGATTCATCTTGTCCAATGACACGGTCGACGTCTCTACTGTCGCCGTCACGCTCATCGAGGACGGCTCGACTTACCTCTCCTATCTCAAGAAGCAGACCCTCCTCGACGTCACCGACCAGTCTCAGGTGTTCTTCGTTCAGGGCTCAGAGGGAGGCATGTTCGAGGTGATCTTCGGCGACGGGATCTCAGGACGTCGTCCTAAAGACGGCGCCATCATCTCGATCAACTACAGAATCTCAAGCGGTACTGGTCCAAACGGCGCAGCTAAGTTTACTCTGAACTCTGACATCACCGGCGGCTCCCTTCAGGGAGTGACTACGGTCTCCACTACGTCGTCGGCGATCGGCGGTGACGTCAAGGAGACTGCGAGCTC